CGGGGCTTTGATATCCAGACGCTCCGCACCGGACGACTCAAGCCAAAATATCAGCTTGCCAGCTAAGGCAGCAGCGGCTATAACATGGGGGCGGGGCGCGGTTGTCCCGTCCGTTTAACCAACCAAGGAAGGAATGAGATTATGAGTAGCAAGCAGGTTTTGAACATCACCGAAGAAACTGAGGCGGATGAGCTTGTTGTTTTGGACAAGGCACAGCTACTTGTTATCCGCAGCATGGCGGATAGCATCAAAGACCAAATTGAGCTTTTGCGTGACCTGATGAAGGCCGCAGGACTTCCCGCCTATAGCTTTGACAAGGAAAACACCGTTAAAGCTTACCGTTCGCAGCTTGCCGGTGTCGTTCAGCGGGCTATTGATAAGGGATAGTTTGCGAACAGTTTTCGAACCATCGGGGGGTTTTATTCTCCGCCCCTCGATGGGAACCTTGCCCCGCTCTAGTCCAGCGGGGTCTTTTTTTGCGCGGGTTTCATTAACCAGCAGTAACCAGCGGTAAAGCTTGGGGAATCCTTGGCGGTGGTGGTGTGGTGGATATGTGTATATCGTAAACCGAAAGGCCATCTCTCAGCTAATCGGCATGACAAATCGAACAACACGGGCGCGGGCGGGCGCGGGTTCGCATTGGGGTTTAGTGTGTGTTCGCGGGGTTTGGCGTGTGTTCGCGGGGCTTAGGGTTTCGGCGAGGTCGCCTAATGTAAAAATATTTGGCTCGTGTGCGGGTACGCAAGGGACACCCGCCCCCCCTGCCATTTGCTATGCAAACCCGACATCATTTTTGTATTTTTTAGGTTATCGATATTGCTTATTTGCGAACCATTAGGGGACCCCGCTATTCCTTACTGGGCCCTTATTGGATTTTAGGCAAAAAAAGACCCCACCGGGGAAACCAGCAGGGTGGAGTTTGCGAACCGTTAGGGGTATTATGGGAGAGAACCGGGGAGCCGGGGGTGTGTATAGGGTTTACCCCCGGCAGTCTTAGGACTATTGTATAGGTCAGGCTCAAGTTTGTCAAGCTTTTTTTTACTTTTTTGGTATTTTTACGTGTTCGCGGGGTAAAACCGGTTGACAAACCCTTATAAAGCTGTCATAATAGCAAAGGTAACCAACCTGTTCGCGGAATGACCTATGTTCGAAGCGTGGATAATGGTCTGCGCTCTTGCAAATCCAAACGAATGTGTAGAATTTCAAGACATACGCGGCCTTCACAAGACACAACTAGAGTGTAAAGTACGAGCACACGAGATGGCAGTAGCTGTCGCGCCTACTTTTTTCTTTCCTATAGACATAAAATGGAAGTGTGTGACGGTTCCCGGACAAAAGATATGAATTTATTACCTCAGACAAACAAAAAACCTGCTCTTTCTGAAAAGCAAGAAGCTTTTTTAGACGCCCTGTTCGAAAATAACGGAAATATGACCGTAGCGGCTGAACAGGTAGGCTATTCGCCCAAGTCCGTTACTTGGCTAAAGGAACGCCTAGCCGACGAAATCATCGAGCGGACCAAAGTCATGTTAGCGGGCCATTCCCTACAGGCCGCGAACAAGCTGGCTAGTCTTGTTACGGCTATAGACATAGAGCGGGGAGATGACCTGCGGATGAAAGCAGCCGAAAGCATCTTGAACCGCGTCGGTATCGCAAAACAGGAAACAATGAACCACAATGTGCAGGCTGTCCACGGGGTAGTCTTGCTACCCCCAAAGAAGGAGACCATTATCGATGGCTAACATCCAAGATATGAACCTTGCGGAATTAGACGCATTCTTAAAACGTAAGGATATCACAGACGAACAACGTGCAGAAGCAATGATTCGTATGAACGATATTACCCGTAGCGATGAAACTAGCCGTAAACAGCCTGTGCCTCGTAAGTTACCTAAGTCTAGCCCTCGCCGTCCGCAGGGACAGCCAGTAGCTCGTGGTGGCAAGGTTCGCGGCTACCGGTACGGCACCGGCAAAGGCGGCGTCAAAGCTTGCCGTGGTCGCAGGGCAATGGGAAACAAGGATTAGGGATATGGCAGAACAACAAAGACGTAAAATGATAGGTGCTAGAGCAAGACGTGCAGAAGACGCCCTTTTAAGTGGGAATGAATTATCTGATGAACAGATTGCCGGATACTTAAATGATTTGAACGAAGCGAACATGACAGGTGCTATTAGCAGTAAGTACGACCCCTACGATACAATTACGCTCAGTATTGTAAAAAAAGTAAATTCTACAAAAGGGCGTTCGGCTTCAGGTAGTACAGAGAAACCCTAACCGTGGCCCCACGCAAACGTGTCCTAGTCCCCCCGAACCCAGAGGACGTAGGCAAGGTTGGAAGACCGAAGAAAAGACCCGGCGAATCCAAGACTGAGTACAAACTCAGCCCACAGGAACGGGCGCGGCGTTCGGTACGCATGAAGCTTCGTAACGCCAAGAAGCAGCAGCAGCGCGAGGAAACCAAAGTTGTTCGCAAACGGAAGAAGGTCAAGGACCTCACTGCTGCAGCTAAAAACATAGAAAATGCAATCAAAGGCGAAAAGACTCGCGTAGTAGACCAAGCGGATTTGGATATTCTTCCACCCGCAGTTTCGGAACTGATAGATGACACCCCTGTTATATTTAAGCCTAATCCCGGACCTCAAGAAGAGTTTCTATCGGCTTCGGAACAGGATGTACTATATGGGGGAGCCGCTGGCGGTGGCAAGTCGTTTGCTCTACTTGCTGACCCCCTACGCTATTGCCATAATCCCAATCATCGTGGCCTTCTGCTCCGGCGAACACTCGACGAACTAACAGAACTTATCGACAAGTCGAAGCAGCTTTACCCCAAGGCATTCCCCGGAGCCACATTCCGTGAATCTAAGTCCACTTGGGTCTTTCCCTCTGGGGCAACCATGTGGTTTACCTATCTCGACAGAGATAAGGACGTTACCCGTTTCCAAGGTCAAGCGTTCAACTGGATTGGCGTAGATGAAATAACACAATACCCTAGCAGCTATGTCTGGGATTACCTACGTTCACGTTTGCGTTCAACAGACCCTGAACTGCAAAAGAATTTAAATATGAGATGTACAGCGAACCCCGGCGGCGTAGGCGGCTGGTGGGTCAAGAAGATGTACATCGACCCTTACGAAGAAAACACACCGTTTCCAGCCTGCGACCCAGAGACGGGGCGCAAGTTTGTCTGGCCTGATAATCATCCAAAAGCAGGTCAACCGCTGTTCTACCGTAAATTTGTTCCAGCACGGTTGACTGACAATCCCTACCTGATGGCAGATGGTCAATATGAGGCCATGCTCAGGTCGCTCCCAGATGTCGAGCGTAGACGACTTCTCGAAGGTGATTGGGATGTGGCTGAGGGAGCGGCCTTCCCAGAATTTTCAAGGATACGTCACGTTGTCGAACCTTTCGATTTACCTACCAATTGGCCTCGCATTAGAGCAGCGGACTACGGCTACTCCAGCCCGTCGTGCGTTCTTTGGGGGGCTATTGACTGGGATAACAATATTTGGGTTTATCGTGAATTGTATGTAAAACACTTGACAGCAGAGCAACTGGCTGATAAAATATTAGAAGCAGAGGAGTTAGACCCGTTACCTCACTACACGGTACTCGACTCTTCGTGCTGGAACAGAACAGGTTTCGGCCCCTCTATCGCGGAGACTATGATGAGGGCCGGGGTACGGTGGACACCATCAGACCGCAACCGTCTACAAGGTAAAATGGAAATACACAGGCGGCTTGCCGACGACCCGTACTCAAACGAACCACGTCTCCGCATATTCTCTACGTGTAAGCATATTACTGCACAGCTATCTGGCATACCTCTCTCCAAAACCAATAGTGAAGATGTAGACACGAAGGCAGAGGACCATGCCTACGATGCGTTGCGGTATATGGTTATGACACGAACCTCTGGTTATCAATCAATCCACAAGACCCTTCAAGGGATAAAAGACCAAGCATTCCAACCTTTCGATAATACCTTTGGTTACTAGCAATGGCAAAAGACGACATAAAATTCGTAAAAGAAAATAGCCTTGCTACTAAACCTATCACTGCTAAGGACTTAGATAAGCCTTCTGTTATTGTTGGGTTTATGAAAAATGAAAAAGGTTCAGAGGGTCGGCAAACAAAAGGTAACATTATAGAAATAAAAAAACGCGGGGATGTCTATGACATCTATAAAGGAGATGAGTTAAGACCCTCACAGAAAGGCATCTCTAAAGAAGAAGTTTTACAACAATATAGCCAAGAATCTACATCTGGCTACATGTATAAGGCAGAGTCAAAGGCAGACCCCAAGTTAAGTCGTTGGATAAATATTGACGACGAGGATATATACACCAACCGTCTTAAAGACCTAGACCCAAAGGTAGTTGCAGAAAAAGGACTACCCCCTTTGAAATTCATAGAAGACAAGGCAGCAACAAAAACTGTGGCAGACCTAGACCCCAAAACCGCAACCCTGCGAGAAGTTGCCCAAGCCTACGCCGATAAATCGAAACGTGGTAAAGCTTTTGTCACGTCTTCGCTACAGTTCTTTAAGGACATTGCAGACGAACCCGGCTCCGCCCTTCGCCTGTTCGAAAAGGATGCCGAAGGAAACACCTTACTTTCTAAAACATTTAAGGGCACAGAAGACACATCTACAGTCAAGACGGCGATGCAAAATCTTCGTCAAGTCGGCCTCACTCTGAAGGAAACAGTAGGTCCTGATACCCCCGAATACAAGCTGCTGCCAGACAAAGCTCCAAATACGGACCTAAACAACCGTATCTTTGGTCGTAGCGAACCGGCTAAAGCCGTATCAGAGGTTGCCATCAACCCAGATAAGGCCAAGATGAGCCAACTGTTCGCGGGTGTCGCCAAGTATCTTGACAATCCTAATACTCGTCCTATTGCCCAAGCAATCATTTTTAACCTCAATACCGGTCTTCGTCCTAACGCTGCTGCCGGTCTTCAGGTAAATGCCTACAAGCCAGACAGCGGTGCAATCTACATCGAAGCAGAAACTAAAGGTGCCAAGGGTCGAGCCGTTAACATCCCCTTGAACCCGATTGCAGATAGCATCCTACAGGAAAACTTAGCTGCTGGCAACAAGGAATTTTTCTTTACTAAGCCAAATGGCAAGCCTGTAACATCTACAGATATGACTGACCTTTTGAAAGATGTCAAAGTAAAGGATATTGCCTTTGATGCAGCAACAGGTCGTTATTTTGATAGCCTAGCCCCTGCAGGCTTTTCTGGTAAAAAGGGTTCGGCTCTTCTTCGCAACATTCATGCGACGGTAGGGCAAAGCATTGGTGTCGACCAAGACCGTCTAGCTTATCTGCAGGGACGTAGCCTTAAATCTGCTGGTAAAAGCAGCACAGGCGAACTGACAACCTACCAGCAAGCATTTCCGGGCGCAGTTGGTGAAGTTGACCGCCAGAATGCCAATATGTTCGCTCAGTTCTGGGGAGATGCTGCAAAAGAAGCCGGGTTCGATATTCAAACCAAAATCCCAATGCCCGAAACCCGCATCACAACCCAGACCGCCGGATACGAAGGTTATTTTGACCTTCCGGTTCGCGAAGAGGTTCCCGTTGCTGCCAAACCCACCAGCGCAGACCCCCGTCCAAAGACTTTTGATGACCTGTCTGCCGATACACGGGGTTTCTTTGAACGGAACAATATTGATTTCGGCAACTTCATAAAGAACTTCCGTAAGAAAACCACAAAAGTAGTTGGTGGTGCTTTGGTTATCGAAACTGCGCGGCAGTTTATAGAATCACCCCTAGAGACAGGCGCAGCAATCGCCAAGGAAGTTGGCTTAGAAGCTGCGGCTCGTACCGTAGGTTTAGGCTTAGGCCCTGCTGCTGCCGTCCCGATGATTTTGGAACCAACGGAACTAGCCTCTGGGGAACTTCGTCCCGAAGATAAACCCTATGAGCCATTCGCTAAAGAAGTTCAGGTGTTCCGTGAAGACGCCGGTATGATTACCGAACCAGACCAAGCTGCTGAACGGGCTGATGCTATTGCTCGTGAAGATGCTGGTATGATACCAGAACCGGACAGGATTCCACAAGCCGCCCCTGTCCAAGACCAAGGCTTTATTTCTAGATAAGGAGAGTACCATGGATAAGATGGGTGCCGCTTACATTATGAACTCTGACAAAACATCTGTTGATGACCAAGGCGGTGCAGCCAAACTGTATCGTGAAGGTCTTGAGTTCAACACAATGGCAAAGCAAGGCGTTCTCACTGAAGACATGCCGAAGAAGATGACTAAAACGGCAGTCGACCCTTCAGTAATGAAGATGGCAGAAGAACGCGACTACTAAGATAAAAACTTATGTCAGAAGATAACTTTCTCCAGCCGGAAGACGATACTACAGTATCCGTCATTGCTCCAGAAGAGTTTATGCCGGGTATTGCTGCGTATGTCAAATCTAAGTTCGAAGATGCTGAAAACGGACGGTATGCCCACGAACAGCGTTGGCTGCAAGCATACAAAAACTTTCGCGGCATCTACGATTCGACTACGCAATATCGTGATTCCGAACGCTCAAAGGTATTTGTTCGCATAACAAAGACCAAGGTTCTTGCAGCCTTTGGTCAGATTGTTGACATTCTGTTCGCGAACAAGAAGTTTCCACTGGTTGTAGAATCTACTCCCGTGCCAGAAGGCATTGCGGAGTTCGCTCACATGGAAACACCTTTAGACCAAATGCAGCCGGAAGACCCTTACGGATTTCCCGGCGATGGTCGTGAACTGGCTCCCGGTGCTACACAGGCATCTGGTAACGGTCATTTCCTTGGCGGGTTGGAAAAAGACTATGGTCAGCTTCCTTTGGTTCCCGGACGGGCACGGATGGGTGAACCGCAGATTGAACCTGCTAAACTTGCTGCACAGCGAATGGAAAAGGTTATTCACGACCAGCTTCTCGACACAAATGCTGTGAATGTACTGCGTAACTCCGTGTTCGAATCTTGCTTGTTAGGTACGGGTATTGTAAAAGGCCCGTTCAATTTTTACAAGAGGGTTCACAACTGGGAGCGTGGTGAAGACGGCGAACGGGTTTATAACCCTCGTGAAAAGACCGTTCCACGGATTGAGATGGTATCCCTGTGGGATTTTCATCCAGACCCATCCGCTACGAGCATTGACGATTGCGAATACGTTATTCAGCGACACCGCATGAATCGTCAACAGCTTCGTGCTCTTGTTAAGCGTCCATACTTTGATGCCGGAGCTATCGAAGAGTGCCTCGCTAAAGGCCCAAACTATGAGGACAAGTATTACGAGGATACTATTCGTGAAGACGAAACTGAGCCATATTATCAAGGCAATCGCTATGAGGTTCTTGAATATTGGGGCGTTTTAGATTCTAAAATGGCTAGTGAAGCCGGTCTTGTTGATGATTACGAACTAACAGAGTTCGACGAGCTACAGGTAAATATCTGGGTTTGTGGCAACATGGTTCTTCGCTGTGTTTTGAACCCGTTTACGCCAGCCCGTATTCCGTTCCAAGTGTTCCCTTACGAAGTGAACCCATATCAGCTTTGGGGCGTTGGCGTTGCAGAAAACATGGAAGATGCCCAGAAGCTAATGAACGGTCACGTTCGTATGGCAATCGACAACCTCGCTCTTGCAGGCAATTTGGTGTTCGATGTGGACGAAGCCAGCTTGGTTCCCGGTCAAAACATGGACATCTTCCCCGGTAAAATATTCCGTCGCCAGTCTGGTGTCACAGGAACAGCTATCAACGGCTTGAAGTTTCCGAACACGGCTGGTGAAAATATCCAAATGTACCAGATTAGCCGTCAGCTTGCGGACGAAGAGACAGGTATTCCGTCTATTGTTCACGGACAAACAGGTGTTAGCGGAACTGGACGAACCGCTGCTGGTCTCTCTATGCTGATGGGTTCTGCCGGTCTATCTATGAAGACTGTCATCAAGAACATAGACGACATGCTTTTGAAGCCGTTGGGCGAGGCCTACTTCCAGTGGAACATGCAGTTCAATGAAGAAGCAGAAGACATTAAGGGCGACTTAGAAATTAAGCCTCGCGGTGTAGCAGCCGTCATGCAAAAAGAAGTTCGCACACAACGCCTAACCTCTCTGTTGCAAACTGTTGCGAACCCGATGCTTGCACCATTTATCAAAATACCTAACCTAATGCGTGAACTGGCTATTGCACAGGACATCGACCCTGATAGCCTCGTGAACGATGCCAACGAAGCCCAACTCTACGCTCAGATGCTAAAAGGGATGATGGCAAATGTACAACAAGGAACAGGCGAAGCTGGTGGCCCCGCTGCTGGCCCAGCCTCAGATATGGCAGGGGCTGGAGGAGTATCTCCAAGTCCTGAAGGAACAGACGTACAAGGCTCTGGTAACGGCACAATCGGAGTCGGAACTGCGCCAACTGCAGGGGAAAGCGGCTTTACTGGAAATGCTCCTCAAACTGAAGGATAATCACGAGGCTATAGCAAAGAATGGCAACCACAACAACGACGACAGGAACGACTACTTCTAGCACTACAGGCATTACTCCTGTTGTTGCTCCTAGTCCTACTCCGCTCACAGCAGAGCAATATGGTAGCCAATTCGTAAACTTCTATACGCAATATCTTGGTATTCCTACCGTTACTCCTATCGATGTAACGCCAGAAGAAGACATAACCGAACTAGAGACTTTTGAGCCGGATTCTGGTAGAGGAGATGCCGAATCTAATGTCTTGACCCAGACTTCTTTTCAAACGGGGCAGTCTCTGGTCGAAAC